ATCAAAAATTGATTACAAATACTCGGAGGGGAAAATTCTCTCCGAGTTAAAGGATTATATTGATAACACTTACAGTGAACATTATTCTCACAACAAATTTCAAGCAACAGAATTCATTATTGATTCTGGGCATGGCGAAGGTTTTTGTATCGGGAACATATTAAAATATGCGCAACGATATGGGAAGAAAAATGGCAAGAACAGAGATGACTTGCTCAAGGTAATCCATTATGGAATAATGGCATTACATAATCACGAAATGCATGAGGGAAAAGACTGAATAATTTTTAAGTGAAAACGCTTTACTTTTGACAAGAAGTATAGTATAATAGAATGTAATAAAACAAATAGGAATGTATGTATGAAATTAAGTGACAAAACAGTCGAGATTCTAAAGAATTTCGCAACAATCAATCAATCAATTTTAATCAGAGATGGTTCAGATTTGAATACGATGAGTGTACAAAAGAATGTCCTTGCATCGGTTACTGCTGCAGAGACTTTCCCTAAAGAATTTGGAATTTATGATTTAAACGAATTCCTGGCAGCACTGTCATTGTTTGAAAATCCAGATTTAGAATTTGGAGATTCCTCTATGACTATGACTGGATCTGATGGTTCGTCTACTTCATATTGGTACGCAGATAAATCAATCATCATCTATCCTGAAAAAGAAATCACGATGCCAGAATGTGAAGTTAATTTTACATTGAAAAAAGATGTGTTCAATAAACTATTGCGTGCAACTGGAACCTTGGGATTAAACGATTTATGTATTCGCAATGAAGGTGATAAGATCGTTGCAGAAGTTCAAGATAAACGTAATGATACATCTAATACCTACTCAATTGAAGTCGGTGACTATGCAGGTGAAGACAACTTCAACTTCTACTTCTTGACTGAACGTATGAAGATGTTGCCAAACGATTATCAAGTTGAAATTAGTTCTAAGAATATCAGTAAGTTTAGTTGTGGTGATTTAGTATATTGGGTTGCGTTAGAAAGTGATTCAACATATGGATAATAATAGTTCTGAGTTCCTTTGGGTAGAAAAGTATAGACCAAAGAGAATTGCTGATTGTATTCTTCCAGAAGATATAAAGTCATCATTTTCAGAATTTATCTCTAATGGGGACATGCCCAACCTCTTGCTTGCAGGTACTGCTGGCACGGGCAAAACGACCGTTGCAAAGGCGTTATGTGCAGAGTTGGGGTATACCACCCTTATCGTAAATGGTTCCTTAGATAGGAATATAGACACTCTACGCAATGAAATAGCATCATTTGCATCAACTGTAGCATTTGATGGTGGTAAAAAGTGTATTATTCTCGATGAGGCGGATTATCTTAATCCTCAATCCTTTCAACCAGCACTTCGTGGGTTTATTGAACAATTCAGTAAGAACGTTCGGTTCATCTTAACTTGTAATTATAAAGATAAGATTATTGAACCAATTCATTCTAGAACCACATACATTGATTTTAGGAGTTCTAAAAAAGAATTGCCCGAGATAATGGGTGGACTAATGAAACGAGTTCTCGGTATACTTGAAACCGAAGAAGTTCAAGTAAAATCGCCACAAATCGTGGCAGAAGTAATCAAGAAACATCATCCAGATATCCGTAGGATTCTAAATGAATTACAACGATATTCGGCAGGTGGTGTAATTGATGAGGGTATTCTTGCCAATGTTGGTGATACTGACGTTGAGTCTTTAATGTCATATTTAAAGGACAAGAACTTTGGTAAAATGAGACAATGGGTTGTTGATAATATTGATGCCGATGCTGTTGCTATTTTTAGAGTAATATATAATCACATGCATCAATACTTACATCCGTCCTCAATTCCTCAAGTTGTATTACTGATTGGTGAATATCAATACAAACAAGCATTCGTTCAAGATAGAGAAATTAATCTTGTTGCGTTTTTAACGGAGATAATGGTAGAAGCAGAATGGAAATAAATCAAAAAATAGACAAGTGGATGTATGATAGGAAAATTCCTGAAAATGGAAAACCGATGGCACAAGCAATCAAGACGTTAGAAGAAACGACTGAATTGCTTGCTGCATTAAACAATGGTGATAAAGCAGAAACAATGGATGCCGTTGGTGATATTTATGTTACACTTCGTGGGGTATGTTTGACAGCAGGATTCTCTTTTGATGATTGTATTCACCAAGCATATAATGAAATTAAAGACCGAACTGGGTATATGAATTCAGCAGGAACATTTGTAAAGGATGCAATATGAAAACAGATATTAAAACAGTATCTGAAAAGAGTGCATTAAATATTATTAAAAATAATCCAAATGTTGTCATCGTTCATTCTAGTGATGGTTGTGGTGTATGTCAACAATTCATCCCAAACATATTAGACCCAATCGCAAAGCATTGGCCAAATGTGAAATTCAAAATGATTAAAGAGAAATTGACATTCCCTGTCGCTTCTCATCCAGTTACTTATTTTTTCAAGAATGGTAAATGTATTATGCATCCAGCAGGCGGTGCTCCAGACGATGCAGTTCGCAAAATGATGGAATCATTATATGGCAAACCTATTTAAAGACGTCTTGCCCGATTTAAATTTCGGGCATAAAAACTTAATTCGCACTGGTGATATGGATGAGGCGGATTATACCAAACAACGGTTTTTAATTAACCGTGCGTTGAGCATGAATCCTGACACAATTATGTATTCAAATGACATGAATCAATATTACGAATTAGATTCTATGTTACAATATGATTATTTAATCAATTCTATTAGGAAAAAGAAAAGATATGCCAAGTGGGCAAAGGGTTCAAAGACCTCAAAGAAAGTTGAAGTGATTAAAGAATATTACAAATACAATGAACAAAGAGCAGTAGAAGTCCTGCCGTTCATTACAAAAGAACATTTAGATTATATGAAAGGTAAATTAGATAAAGGCGGTAGAATAGGTAAAAATACACTGTAGGATTGTCAAATTTATAAATAAGTGTAATAGATTAATATTACAGTTGTGAGTAAATTATGCTGGACAACCATCTACGGGATATTGACGTTGATTATGAATGGCACCATGAGAATATGCTCGAGGTCACTTTCAAAGAATATGGCGATTTCTTGAAGATAAAAGAGACACTAACAAGAATTGGGATTGCATCCAATGCGAACAAAACTCTTTTTCAATCAACCCATATTCTTCACAAACGTGGAAAGTATTACATTGTTCATTTCAAGGAACTCTTTGCTCTAGATGGTAAAAGTTCAAATATAGACTTGACTGATATACAAAGAAGAAATGCGATTGCCAAGTTGCTTGCAGAATGGAATTTAGTTACAATTGTTGATGAAAGTAAATTAGAACCAATGGGAAATGTAGGACAATTTAAAGTTATATCTTTCAAGGATAAACGAAATTGGGAATTAGTTCCCAAATATACTATTGGTACAAAATAATTAGAGGAGAAAGATATGGCAGATTCCCAAGAAGGTGATGTCGAAATTAATGAGGATTTTGAATGGGGATTTTCGTTCTCAGAAACCGATACTGATACTCAACTGGATACGGCAGTCGAGAAAGTTTCCTCTGCAGCCTCTGCAGATCTCAGTCCATTAGTTTCAAAATTAGATTTAATTATATCATTAATTCCTGAACCATTAGAAATTCCTGATGTAGATTTATCCCCACTGTCTAAGAAACTGGACACTATCATCGCCCTTGAAAGGGTTGATGCTTTAACTGCTGGCGACATGCCAGACCTAACACCTCTCTCTGATAAACTGGATGAAATTCTTGCAAAAGAAACTACAGTTAATGCTCCAGAAGTGAATGTAGATTTATCTGCTATCGAAGAGAAACTTGAGCAACTTGATGTTACTGTTGGTGAGGTAAGAGATTTAGATTTTGATGGCGACGGAACGGTTGATTTTGGGGACATTAATAATATCCTTGCAGACTTGTTACAACGTCAAGAAAACCAAGAAGCAGAGTTAGATGCCAAGAAAGCAGAGTTTGATGATTTCAAAAAGAACAAACTTAAAGCACTAGAGAATATGATAATTCCATTGCTGAAAAACTTGAAGTCTAATCCAGATAAGAATTATATACACTGGCCAAATCGTGCTGGTATTTTAGATGCCCAAATCACAAAGATTTTGGGATTAACTAGATAAGGAATATTATGTTTGAGTATAATGGAAAAGTAAAAAGGATTGTTGATGGTGATACCATTGACGCTTATATTGATTTAGGTTTTAATGTATGGGTGACAAAACGAATTAGATTTATGGGTATTGATACTCCAGAATCTAGAACTCGTGACCTGACTGAAAAACGATATGGTCTAGGTGCAAAGCATAGACTAATAGAAATTCTTGAGGCACAGGGCAACACATTTAAACTAACCTCACATGGAACTGGTAAGTTCGGTCGTGTATTAGGTGAGTTGTTTGTCGATGCTTTTGATGTTTCAGTAAACGAACAAATGATTGTTGAAGGTCATGCTGTAAAATATTTTGGTGGTTCAAAGGACGAAGTTAAGTCCGCATTGACCTCTGCACGAAATTTATCAAAAATATATGTTGAAAAACACATAGAATCGCTTGACTAATGAAGTAAAATAGAGTATAATAGTTGTATTGAAGTTTATATTATGGAGAAGTAAATGAGTATAGATTCTGCCGTCCTCGATATTGAGACGTTGGGCACTAATGCTAGTGCCGTTGTTTTGTCGGTTGGTATAGTTGCAGTAGATTCCACTAAAGATTATGAGTATGAAGAACTCATCAGGGATGGTTTCTATAAAACTCTTAATGTTAAATCCCAATGGCAAGCAGGTCGAGAAATAGATAAAGACACAGTTGCTTGGTGGGGACAACAAGGTGAAGAAGCCATGAAGGTTTTAAAACCTTCTCCAGATGATATTGATTG